AACCTCGGCGTGAAGCCTGTAGAGATCGCTCCACAGCTAAACGTCGATGATGGCATCCAAGCAGTTAGGTCTATCCTTGATCTTTCTTACTTTGACAAGGACAAGTGCGAGAAGGGTATCGATTGTCTCAGGCAGTACAGGCGGCAGTATAACGAGACGATGATGGTGTGGAATGAACGGCCTTTGCACGATTGGACCTCACATTGTGCAGATGCCTTTAGATACTTAGCGATTGGATACCGCAAGACCTCAGACTGGGGTGCGCCAATACGCAGGAACTTACAGGGTATTGTATGACTGTTATTGCAAGTTTTAGTGGTGGCCGGTCTAGTGCAATGATGATTAGCCAAATGGATTTAACTGACGCTTTAGTAATCTTCTGCAACACCGGCAAAGAGATGCCTGAGACGCTAAATTTCGTAAGAGACTGTGAAAGGCATTGGGATGTGCCGATTACATGGCTAGAGTACGCAGGCAAGAAGAAATACAAGATCGTTGATTACAATACCGCAAGCAGAAACGGGGAGCCGTTTGAACAGCTCATAACTGATAAGAATTACTTGCCTAATATGGTCGCTCGATTTTGTACGAGTGAATTGAAAGTTCTAACCATCGAGCGCTACTTAAAAGATCAAGGTGTAACTGAGTGGGATACAGCGGTGGGGATACGTGCTGACGAGCCGCGAAGGGTTAGTAAAATGCGGAGCAAACCTGGCTACTTAACACCATTGGCTGATAAAGGAATTACATCGCAAGACGTTATCCGGTTTTGGTCGGAGCAGGATTTTGATTTGCAACTGCCAACTTCAGGGTTTTATTCAAACTGCGACTTATGTTTTTTAAAGGGTTACGGAATAAAGCAATCTTTAGTTAACGAAAACGACGAGCTGGCTATTTGGTGGGCAGATCAAGAGATGCGCATAAACGCACGCTTTAGGTCTGATCAACCTAGTTACGCCAATATGATTGCGGTATCAGGTCGTCAAACAGATTTATGGGGATATGAAAGCACGCCTTGCTTCTGCGGTGATTGAGGATTGTCTGATATAATCGGCTTTCTACACTGGAGGCTTCATGGCGTTACTGTCTGCACTTACTAAGGCTAAAGATGAATTAGTAAAGCTTGGGTATCCTGAAGAGGTGGCCGAGAATATAGTCTCTGGTCGCCTAGATATGCGCTCACCTGCAAAGGCAGANCGACAACAATCTCTTTACCCAGATATTTTTTATACGGGTACGACAAGCCCAAACATTATAGATAACAAGGTAACAAGAAGTGCGCCTCAGTTTGTTTATATGTCTGAAAGCCCTGGCTTGGCTGCAAGCTACTCGGGTAGAATAAAAGAAAATTTTCCAACTTATCAAGCGCCTACAATTTACCCTTTCGCTGTGAATACACAAGGCATGGATCGTGTTTTAGGTGAGGGCGCAACGTGGAACACAATGCAAAGCCCATTAATTCTGCCTGAAGGGAGTTCGTCAAAAGCGTACCGTGTATTAGATCCTGATACTAACGAGCCGTTTACAACAACCACGGATGATGTGGTGGAGTTTCTTTATGAAATGGGTGGTAAAGGCACAATATTTGAAAATGTACAAGACGTAGGGCCATATTACGATTTTTTAAAAGCCAGCATCCCTAGTAAAACAGGAACTCCAAGTCAGTTTGAAATAGACAACTACATGCGTGAGTTAGAGCAGTCTCCACCGACAAATGTGGTTGTCCCAGACACTTCAAGGGTTCGATCATTATTTGGTGCCGCATTCGACCCTGAGTACAAAGGCTCTAATATTCTTGGTGACCGGGCGATACCTGTTGCTGGGGCTGGATTGTTAGCTGCCGCAGCTATGGCACCAGAGGAGGCAGAGGCTGGTGTTATTAAAACTTTTGGCCGTGAGTTTGACCCTAGATTTGATAAGCGCGCGACAGAGCAAGAGAAGCTTCGAGATACCACATTTACTATAGAAGAGCGTGGCACTCAGGACGTTCCTAGAATCGCACTATCTGACCTTGAAGGACGCCCTTTTGTAACCACAATGTCAGACCGTACTCAAGCAGGCGGAATACTTACCGCCATTGACGACGTGGCCTTAGATCGCCCTATCAACTTGCAAGGCGGTCAAGGATTTATGTTTGAAAATCCAGGTATGACGTGGGCGTCAGCTCCTGGCGTTGTAACGCAAATAATGAAGGCGGCTCGAGAAACCGGAGAAGACCCACTTTATATGCCTTTCCGCATGGCACCTACTGGCGGCGATTTTGCCACAATGACCGGCGAGACAATGCTCAGTTATGCCGCGTCCAACATGGCGAAGGAAACAAAAAAAGAGCTTGATAAGGCAGTTACAGAATTTGTTAGTAAGGGCACTGTGAAAGACGGCGTCAGGAAAAACGACGGCTTAAAGATTAAAGGATGGAAGGGTGTGGATGATCCTAGGTCAGTCCAGGCTTTCCGCAACGCACCGGACCCTTTGCGTAAAGAGCTTATGAACATGATAGACGTTAAGTTCCGCAAAAAGGGCGGCCTTAGCGTTGGTCAGGCAAGGCTCGCCGTTACTGAGCCCGGCCAGGCTGATGCCTTAGATGCTCGAATACAGAACATCGGTGAAATATTTAGTAATAATGATGTAATTACTAAAAGCGGACACCCTTCTTACCCGCAAGGTGTTCCAGGTCAAGGGCTGGGCCGCACGGACCAAGAGGTAAGTATTTTTGATTTGCTGCCAAACGCTAGATATGGGGACGCACAAAAACCCGTTAAAGACCCTGTAAGACCCACTGCAAGGGAAATACGAGCGCTTACCATGAAGCCTTACACTGGCCGTATTACGGAAGACATACTTCTCGGTCTAGAGGCTCGCGGCGTTAATGTAAACGCCAATCCAATAGTTACGGCGGCGGCAGTAGCGGCAGGACAAGAGGCCGAGGGCTTGCTTGCACAGCTCCCGCAGAAAGATAGTGAAGCGTATAACTACAGCGACTTACTTCCAATCAAGCGGTCAAAAGACCCAGAAGCGCGCGAGGGATTGCTAGGCGGTTACAGCCCAGCATATACCGGAGTCGTCGAGGATATGATTGAAGGATTATTAAAATTTAGCACTCAAGCAAAGCGTGGAATATACAATCCAGCGGCTGCGAGTGAGTTCCTGCTATAAGCAAGGTATAATATGGCTACACCACGCAAAGGCAAGGCAAAGGTTAAGGTTACGGCTTCCGGTAAGAAGGTATCGTATGGGCAGGCCGGTAAAGCCAAGGATGGTAAGTCGCGAGTACGGCCAGGAACTAGCAAGGGAGACGCCTATTGTGCGCGATCCGCTGGTCAGATGAAGAAGCACCCGAAAGCGGCTGCCAATCCTAACTCACCTTTACGCTTGTCTCGTAAGCGGTGGAAGTGTTCTGGGACTAAATCAAGGAGCAAGTAATGGCCTACGGTTACGGTAAGAAAAAGAAAGGCAAGAAGCGAGGGAAGTAATATGCCAAGTAAGCGAGGGCTATACGCCAACATTCAAGCCAAGCGTAAGCGCATCAAAGCCGGTAGCGGTGAGACCATGCGTAAGGCTGGAGAGAAAGGTGCGCCAAGCGCAAAGGACTTTAAGAAAGCCGCTAAGACAGCCAAGAAGCCTGGCAGGAAGCGTAAGTAATGGCACTGACTAACTATGCGGAGCTGAAAAGCTCTATTGCTGATTTCCTTAACCGGGATGATCTTACGTCTGTTATACCGACGTTTATCTCGTTGGCAGAGGCTCAGTTCGCGCGTGATCTACGTCACTACAAGATGGAAAACCGTGCCACAGGAACCATCGATAGTCAGTTTATGACCAAGCCTAGTGATTGGCTAGAGACTATTCGGATCAATATTACGACCTCGAATACGCGGCCCCTTGATCTACTTAGCGCTCAGGCAATGGTAGACAAGCGAGCTAATCACCTTGATATTACCGGCATCCCTCGATATTACCGTCACTCGGAGAATCAGTTTGAGTTTTTCCCAACGCCCGATGGTAGTTATGGTGTTGAGCTTTTGTATTATCAGCGTGTACCAGCCTTATCTGACTCTCAAACAACTAACTGGTTGCTTACTGAGGCTCCCGACTCATACTTGTATGGGTCATTGATTCACTCTGCACCATATCTGTCGGATGACCAAAGAACTGCTGTATGGGCACAATTATTTGGCGCAGCGGTACAGCGTCTCAATCAATCTTCTGACGAGGCAACACATTCTGGTAGCGGCCTTGTTATGCGTAACAGGGGTCTAGCATGAGCTTTACCAATTTTTTAGAAACAGAAATCCTTGACCACGTATTTGGCGGCAACGCTTATACGGCTCCCGGCACTCATTACCTTGCACTATATACCGCAGCGCCAGGCGAGACCGGCGGCGGAACGGAATGCACCGGCACCAGCTACGCGCGCCAAACAGTAGCCTTTACTGTATCGGGTAATGAGGCGACTAACAGCGGCGCTGTAGAGTTTCCTACGGCTGGAAATAACTGGGGAACGATTACTCATGTGGGTGTCTTTGATGCGCTTACAAGCGGTAATCTTATGGCTTACGGCACGCTTACTGCATCCAAGGCTGTAGAGACCGGCGACGTTTTTAGAGTTCCTGCTGGCGACCTCGACATTACCTTAGACTAATGAATTACGGCCAGTGGAAATACGGTTATGCCGCTTATTCCACAGCGGACCTTGAAAACGCCGCTAGTTTAGGCCCAGCCACATCATCCGTATCAGCAGGCTGTGTAAGAGTTAAAGACGCCTCTACAGGGGTTTCTGCTGCATCTGGTGCAACCATTACGGCCGGAGTAATACGTCAAACAGGGAGCGCTATAAGCGCTTCTACAACCACATCGTCAACAGGCGCACGAATATTTAGCGGTGACAGTGCAATTAGCGCATCGTCATCGCAGGCTGTAGCTGGAGCAAGAACACGTAATGTCGCGTCAGGCATAGCTTCAAGTGGTATAATCAGCGTTGCAGGTTTAGTTGTCGTTCGTGGATCTCTGTCAATCGCTGGCGTGGCGACAGTATCACCGACTGGCGCAGCTACTCGTAACGCTAGTAGTGCATTGGCAGGTAGCTCGGCAACAACAAGCTTAGGAATTATACTTTGGGTCGATGAATCTGTAGAAGCGGATACTTGGACCGACCAGGCAGGCAATAATCCGAACTGGTCTGACGTTACATTAATAGGCGCGACATGGGCTAATCAAACGGCTAGTGACGCACATTGGACTGATCAAACCATCATCGACGAGACATGGGAGGCCGCTTAAATGGCTGACACAACCACCACCACGTACAGCCTGGTTAAGCCAGAAGTAGGAGCCTCAGAAGACACTTGGGGAACTAAACTCAATACCAACTTAGATAGTATCGATAACCTGTTAGACGGCACTACAGCGGTCACAGGCATTGATATTAACTCAGGCACTATTGACGGGACTGTCATTGGTGGGTCATCTGCTGCGGCAATTACCGGCACTACAATCACCGGCACATCGTTTGTTACCTCTGGTGATATGACCTTCGGTGACAACGACAAGGCTATCTTCGGTGCTGGCTCTGACCTAACTATTTTTAGCGATGGCGGAACTTTTTCGTACATTAATAATACGCAGGGCGTCTTGCGAATCAGAAATACGTCTGATGACCAAGATGTAGCTATTCAATCTGATAATGGCTCAGGCGGTGTAACAGATTATTTCCTAGCTGATGGATCATCTGGTGCTGTAAAACTTTACAACTACGGTAATCAAAAGCTAGCCACCACCGCCACAGGCATCGACGTAACAGGCGTTATCACCACAGACGGTATGACTACCTCTGCTGACATTAACTTTGGTGACAGTGATAAAGCAGTGTTTGGCGCTGGCTCTGACCTACAGATTTACCATGATGGTACTGATAGTTATATTTCTGAAGTAGGAGCAGGTGGATTAGTTGTTCAGGCACGAGACGCCATTACGTTTGAAGATGGAACCTCTGGCGACAATTACATCTATATGCAACGTGATAATAAGGTTGAGCTGTACCACGCAGGTTCAGCCAAACTAGCCACCACCTCCACAGGCATAGATGTCACAGGTAACGCTACGTTTGACGATAATGGTAAGGCCATCTTCGGTGCTGGCTCTGACCTTGAGATTTATCATGATGGTAGCCATAGTTTTATTAAAGACACAGGCGTTGGCGATTTATACATTTTTGCTTCTGACGCTTTAAAGTTGGTATCTGCCACTGGCGAAGGAATGGCAACATTTAATGCAAATGGTGACGTGTCTTTACGATATGACAATGCAACCAAACTAGCCACCACGAACACGGGCATCGACGTGACCGGTACTGTGACGGCTGATGGTTTGACTGTTGATGGGAGTGCAGTAGTAACCAACGCGACAAACGCCACTTTACAGCTTCAAGCAACTGGCGGTAATGCTTATCAATTACGAACAGATGTAAATGATGTTTTTATCTATAACGCAACTGGAGCGCGTCCTTTAGCTAAGTTTGCTTACGGCGGAGACATCAGCTTCTACGATTCGAGTGGCACCAGTCAGTCGTTGTTCTGGGATGCGTCTGCGGGAAAACTAGGTGTAGGCACTACAACGCCAAATGCGCCTGTTGATGCACAATTAAGTGGCGGCGGTGGCTTACCAGTAAGTAGTGGAACAGCCCAAACCTATGGTTCATTAAGAGTAGGCGCAACATCATTTAATACTATCTTAGACATGGGTAGTGCTGGCGCTTCTGGCGCTTGGTTGCAAGCATCTGATAAAACCGCACTTGGCACTAACTATTCTCTTTTGTTGAATCCTAATGGCGGCAACGTCGGTATTGGTACTAGCAGTCCTTCTAGCTTCAATTCAAGTGGGTTACCTCTTGTGGTAGGAGGTGGCTCTGGTAACACTGGAATGACAGTGTACTCTGGCACTACAGGAACTGGATCACTTCATTTTGCTGACGGCACTTCTGGGAGTCAGAGCTACAGAGGTTTTATATTTTACGCTCACACCTCAGATGAGATGGCCTTTGGTACTGCTGGCACAGAAACCATGCGCATCGACTCTAGTGGAAATGTTGGTATTGGTCAGTCAAATCCCAATGCTGATTTAGAAATTAAACGGGCAGGCGCTTCTACTCTTAGATTAACAAACGCATTAAATGCACAGTCAGCCAACGACATAATTGGTGAGATAGAGTTTTTCTCTGCTGATAATAGCTCCCCTGATGATAGTGTTAGAGCAGACATTACAGCTATAAACGAAGACACTTCTAATAATGTAGCTTTAACTTTTGGTACTGCGGCTAACGCTGGAAACGTTACAGAACGCATGCGCATCGACTCTAGCGGCCAAGTAGGTATTGGCACTAGCAGTCCATCACAAGAGTTTCATTTAAGACAAAACTCTGGCGACTGCAACTTGTTAATTGACTCTGCTAATGGTGCATCTCAAATATTTTTTGGCGATGACGAGTCTGTAAACATAGGTAAAATTGGCTACAACCACGCTTCTAATTTTATGGCGTTTAATGTTAATGCATCTGAAGCCATGCGCATCGACTCAAGCGGCAACTTGTTGGTTGGGAAGACTTCGGCGGCACTCGCTGGAGCAGGTACTGCAATTCTTGCGTCAGGAACGCACAATGTAACAGTTGATGGAGACACGACGCTTCAGTTAAACCGTTTAACTTCAGACGGCGCAATCGCTACATTCTTTAAAGACGGCTTACCAGTCGGTAGTATTGCAACCAACTCAAGTCGTTTTGAATTAGACGGCTCTGGTAATCCTGTTCGCATGAAGGCAGGAACGTCAAATATTCAAGTCAACAACAATACACACATTAGCTTTGATACTGCTGGTGGTGAAGCCGCTAGGTTTGATAGCTCT